TGTCGCAAAGAGTGCTGGGACTGGCATTTTGCGCGGTGCTGTTGGCATGGTGGATACCGCTTTGACTGGTGGCAGGGGGCAGTTTCAAGACCTTCCCGAATGGGATTCCAGTAAAACCAAGGAAGAAAATTTTGCCGCTATGAGGCCAGCTATGGAGGCGGGTGCTAAACCTGTAACTCCAATTGGTGATATTTACCAATTGGTACTGCCAGAGGTGATGAATTATGAGCCAACGTCCACCGCTGGCGGATATACGCAAACTATTGCAGAATTTGCCCCTGGTATGCTCTTCCCCGCAGGTAAAGGCGGAATGCTGACCAAGGCTGCAAGAAATGTTGTTGCCCCAGCGGTAACCAGTGAAACCTCTGGCCTTGCGGCTAGGAAGTTCTTCCCAGATAACGAATCAGCGGAGGCATATGCTCGCCTGATCGGCGCATTTGGTGGTGGCCCGCTGGGTTCAGTTATGGAAACTGGGGTTCGGGCCGCATCAGGCCCAGCAAAGCAGGGTTCTGTCCTTGCAGGGTTGCAGCGCAGCGGCATAATGCCAAAGCCCAAGGTAGACCCCATGATTGATGTATTGAACCGTAATGGGGTCACAACTACCGCTGGAAATGTCTCTAGAAATCCAAATCTTTTGGCTCAGGAGGCGCAAGCCCCTCGCACCGCAGACATACTAGGAAGCCAGCCAATTCAATTTAGAAATGCCGCCCTGAAGAAGGCTGGAATAGCAATTCCAGATGAGAGTCAAACGGTATTTGAAACCCTTGAAAATGCCCGCAAGGCAAGCGGGACTATGTATTCCCGTGTTACGCAGGGATTGAATATTGTACCGTCAAGATTGAACATGATAAAAATGAGGAATGTAATCAACACTTATGGGGACGATGTCCCATCGGCTATCGTCAATATTCAAAAAGCTGTTGAAAACTCATTTCGTAATGGCACACCCATATCGCCAAAGCAGCTTGGGCTATGGAGAAGCACCGTAAGTGCGGCAACGAGGTCTTCATCCCCATTTACGCGCCAAACTGCTATTGAGACAGTACAAATCTTGGACGACATTGTCGGAAGGTCACTGGCTCAAGCTGGTCGAGCCGACGACATTCGCCTACTCGGCCAAGCTCGCGCCCAATACCGTGATGTTCTCGCCGTGGAAGGCGCACTTATGAAAGCGGGAAAGCTCGGCGATGAAGGAATGTTCACTCCATCAAATCTCGTGAACTCTCTGTCAAATCAAGGAAAAACAGCGTTCATGAGGGGAAAACGTGGGGAACTCGGAGAGCTTGCCCGCGCTGGTCGTGCGCGATTGACCCCAATTGATAAAATAGGAACGCCAAGAACCAGTAAGGCTGGACAGATTATTGGAGGCCTGACTGACGCTGGCGCTGGCTACGGTGGCTACTTACTGGGCAACAAATTGTTTCCAGACAACCCGCTAATAGCTGGAACGTTCGGCCCTATGGCTGCTGGAGCTTCCATGGGGGTAAGGAGTGGACTTCGTTCCGCATATCGGAATATTCTTGCCTCAGACCTTGTCCAGAGGGGTATTAAGAATGCGTCTGCAAATCCAGCAAGTGGAGCAAGCCCAATTATTGGGGGCGTTGTGGGCGCAACAAGTCCACGGATTGAACGCAAATCAGGCGGCAGGGTGGGCAGCCATGAGGCCGAGGCAGACCGCTTGGTAATGGCCGCAGAACGTGCTAAAAGGGGCTTGAGCGCCCACACAGAGGGCCTGCTGAACACATCGGACGATGCAGTGGCCAGCGCCCTCGAAATTGCGAACAGGAGTATCTGATGCTAACTACAAACAAGAGCCTGAATCGGCCAGATTTGGGGTCTCCATCGTGGGGCACTCCGCTAAACGATAACGCTGCATACATCGACAAGGCTCTGGGGTCTTTCACGACCGTATCTGGGACGAGCGGGAGCATCACGCTCACAGACACGCAATACCAGAACATGTGCTTGAAATCTGACACAGCAGCCTTTCTGGCAAACGTCACGTTTGTGGTTCCAAGTGGGATTGGTGGCCAGTGGATTGTGGTCAATCAAAGCGCAACAAATACGTTCGAGTTGCGGGTAAAGAATGATGCAAGCGCAACCTATGTGTCCATCGAAAACGGCGAAACCAGAACTGTATATTCGGACGGCACGAAAGTATTCTTCACAGACATTCAAGCCGCCCCCATTCCAGATCAAAACCTTCAGGTCGGCGGAAGCTTCGCCACGACAGGTGCTACCTGCAGCGGAACAAACGCCACTGTTACCTTCGCCACTGCCTTCACGATTGAGGTTGGCAACAAGATCACGATAAGGGACGTGACCCCAACTGGCTACAATGGCATATGGACTGTTACAGCGTCATCGAGCGGCTCTGTGACATTTGTCGTTCCAGCTACCCTTGGTGTGCAAACCGCTTCTGGGAGGCTGTATTACGGCGAAATCAATGCGTCCAGCATGAACCTGACTGGCAGGGGATATTTGGCTGGAACCGCAACTCAGGCCGAAGCTGAAGCTGGTACGGACAACACATTGATCATGACACCCCTTCGGGTAAGAAACAGTCTAAGCGCGACTGGTACCGCTCCTATATTTGCGGCCCGCGCTTGGGTCAATATGGATGGCTCTCCGTCCGCTTCCATAAGAACCTCTGAAAATGTATCTTCCGTGACCAAACTTGGGACGGGATCATACAGGGTCAATTACATCCAAGCTTTGCCGTACAGCAATTATTCTGTCGTGGCAGCCCTCACGAGGAGTGGTGACTTTACCGAAGTAGTAAACTTATCATCAATTTCTACAACCTCCCTGACTTTCACGACATTGGCTTATGACGGCGGTATCGGTGACAGCGCTACCATATGTTTAGCAATGTTTGCATAGGAGTACAAAATGAGCGAAGTCATCATATACAATCAAGAAAGCGGAATTCCAGCCGTTGTAATTCCAAGCCAACAAGGACTGGATTTACTTGGAATCCATGGGGTCGCAAAAAAATCAGTCCCATTTGGAAGGCCGTTCAAGATAATTGACCTTGCAGACCTTCCCAGTGAGCCGCAGGAATCGTGGGTGGTATCTGATGATGATCTAACGGACGGCTTTGGGGAGTCTCCATAATGAGCTTGATAAAAATTGACCAAGCAAAACTCTTTGAGTTCCAGAAAGCTAAGGCCATGAAGGCCCGAGAGCGGGACTACGCAAGAGAGGCAGACCCGCTGAAAGCCAGAGTCGATAGGGGTGATGCGACAAGGGAAGAGTGGCTTGCAAAGATCGAAGAGATCAGGGCGCGCCACCCCTACCCAGAAGAGCAACCTTAAACAGGTCTCCAGTCTTGACCAAGGTACAGTCAAAATTTCCAAATGGCAGGTTCTTGGTCAAGGCAGATGGAAACGTGATCCGAATGGTGGCGCTTTGCCTGCTGGTCTTGTTCGCCGTTGACTCGCCGTCAGGATGGAACTTGAAGGCAATATCGCCGTACTGGTTCGACATGACATCGACGAATGGAATGTCTGGCACCATGTCCATCGGTATGATGATATAGGCCACCCGTGGGTTCTTTTCTGTGCGCGTGATGGTCGCCACCGTCTTCTTCTTGGTCATTTCATAGATACCTTCACCTTGCCAACATGCATGGTGTTCAGAACGATATTTCCCACGCTGAACAGGTTTCCATCTGGCTTCATGTAAAATTCCTCGACCAGAACAAAATCTGAATCATTGAGCGCGTCCATGAACTCCTCAAGGGACTCCGACTCGTGATCACCGATGATCTGGTGAACAACGCCACCGTTGCGCGATGGCATGTTCATGGTAATAAAAAACTTCATCCCGATTTCCTTTTTTTGTATATACGCCACACCTGATCTTCGATGTGGGGGCGGATAAGTTCTGGCAATTTCTTCAAGGCTGCCTGCCTTGCAGCCTTGTCCTTCATGGAAAGGATCGACATCGCCCCATCGTAAATATATTTGCTGCACACAGATTGTATTGCGGGGTCTTCGTCTTCGAGCCTGACCTTGCCTGTAAGCACACGCCGTATACGCTCACTTGGCTTTAGCATCAAGCCACTCCTGAAAGGCTTCCCACGCAGCGTCAGCACCCAAGGCGATGCAGACAAAGCAGCCCAGTTCCTGCGCGGTACGCATATAGGTGACCTGATCCTCGCTGATCTTCGACAAGGTATGATCTCGGCGCTTCAACTCGCACACAAAGCTTGGGTTGGACGGTATGATGATGTCGGTCGCGCCAGTGGTCATCCCCTCGCTCTTTTCCTTGGCGGCTTGAAGGTGTGTGCGCTTTCCCTCATTTCTTGGGTGCAAGGCGACACTACCGTACTTCGGGTGTATTCTGCGCAATCTTGCGAAGAACGTCACCTGTTCGAGGGTTTCCGAGGGGCAGCGCCCTCGGAATTCTGCATCACCGTAAACCTTTATGCCCGCTGGGAACTTCATCTTCCATCTCGTTGTAAGAGAATACGTTGTAAAATCCGCTATTAACATCTTTTGCATAGGTAATAGTTCTAGGCACTGAACCGCCAAGCTCGTCAAACATGGCTTTTGCAACCCTTGCCTTGTGGAAGCTTGGCTCTTTCAGCACCCAGAAAGAGAATGACCTATAAGGGGTGACCACGTCAACCCTGCGCGTTGCTTTCCCAGAATTCGAGATGTGATCCCGCTCTTTCCAGTCTAGCACCAAGTCTGTCTGTCTGCGCGTGGGGTCTCTCTTCATCGCCTTGAAGTTGACGATCAAGTTGTCGTTTGGATCGACGATCTCGGCCTTGCACTGGGAGCAGTATCGAGCCGCAATATCGTTTTCCGCGTCACAAGCCTCACACTTCTTGAACGTCCACCGATGCTCGCACTGCACCTCGTTCCCAGCGATGTTGACCGTGCCACGGCATCTGCGGCCATAGTGGGCTGGCATCGGGCCCCACTCTGTCTCAATGGGGTTGTTGTCCAAGTCGAGGAAGTGACCGAACTCGTCTACCTTGTAACCATCGTTGTTTGGGCGCGCAGCAAACGTGTTTTCCGCATCGCACAGGGGGCACAGCGCCCTGATCTCGGACACCTCTTTTTCGGACAGCTTCACCTTTATCTTCGGGTTGAAGATGTCTCCATCGGGGCAATGGCGCTCTAGGTTCTGCGCATAATCCATGATCAGGCAGTCCGACTTCCCGTCTGATACCCGAAGGCCTCTGCCGATGATCTGTTGAAGCAGGCCAACACTTTCTGTGGCCCGCATCAGCGCGATGACATCAACGTGGGGCGCATCGAACCCAGTGGTGAGGACAGACACGTTGACCAAGTACTTGATCTTGCGATCCTTGAAGGACTTGATGATCCTGTCCCTGTCGACCTTGCCAGTTTCGCCAGTCACGAGGGCTGACATGCTCGGCGGCAGGCTGGCCATGATCTCTTCGGCATGCTTCACCGTTGCAGCGAAGATCATCACGCCCTTCCTATTGGCCGATCTGGCCACAATATCGGCCACGATCCTAGATGTCTTTCTGCCGTGCCCGTGGTACGCTATATCAACGTCTGCGGCATCGAACTTGCCAGTGCTGTTTAGCTCCATCCCCGCAGTCTCATAAAAATCTCCCCCAATCTCCGAGATGACGGGCGGGGTCAGATATTTCATGTCGATCAGTTCCGATGGCAGAATGCGATGTACGCAGGCCGCGAAATACGGGCTTTTGGTCTGCAATTCTGACACAGGGGTGCCATCTGGCCACTTGTTGAACACATACCCCGTCCCCATGCGGTATGGGGTCGCTGACAGGCCTATAACGCGCAGGTTTTCGTTGAAGCTGCGCATCGCGTCGATGATGGATTTGATGGTGGGCGTGAGCCCGTGGCACTCATCGATGATCACTGCCGCAAATTGAGACCCAAAGCGCGATATTGAGTTGCTGACAGTCACGGGCGTGCCGAACACCACTGGGTATCGCAGGCTTTTCTGTCCAGCAGAAGCGCTGAATATAGATGCCTTGGCCCCAGTCAGTTTGTATTTGTCAGAGTTTTGCACAACAAGCTCGGCGGACGGGGCCAAGCACAGGATATGCTTGCCCCCAGAAATCTTGTTGATGGACTCGGCCACCGCAGCGATGATGTGGGACTTGCCAGCACCCGTTGCCGCTTCAATGCAGCATGGCGCGCGGCTGCTCTTGACCCAGTCCATAATGGCATCGTGGGAGTCTTGCTGATAGGGTCTGAGCGTCATTTCAGTGTCCAGTACGATGAAGGCTTGCCGCGCCACGGCTCAAGGTTGGCATTTGGGGCCAATTCTTTGATTGCATTTGCATAGGAGATTGAACCCTCTCGCTTGACATTGGTCAGTTTCTTGCCACCAAAAATGGCATTCTCCCCACCGCACATCTCCACGATGCTCTCCAGAAGCTCCGCCTTGCGCTCTTCGGCTTGGGCAATGGCATCCTTGAGATCGTCGTATTCGGCCACCATCTGCAGCGCGCGAGGCGTGTCGATCACCTTCACTTTGTCGCCCAGAGGCTCCTCGCAGATCGCAAGAAACTCCTCATAGAATGCCTCAAGCTTGGGAAGGTTTTCATCTATCCAGTACTGATTGAACACCACAATGTCCAACTTGTCGTCATTTGGAGTCCATTGCCAAAAAAAACATTTGGTACGCCCAGTAACAAACATCTGAATTTGCATCTGCGCGTGATATTGCGGCTGCTGATCAACAGACTTGAACGGCACTGGTTCTTTTTCGTTGCGTAGTCCAAATGGGCATTTTATTTCCAAAAGACCCGTTTCCCCGATATATCCATCAGGGCTTGCGCCAATCCAATCACAGTCAAACCTGACAACAAAACTTGCAGGCTTAACCTCAACGCCGCTGGACTGCTCAAACGCCTCGCGTGCCTCGTCTTCGTGGGTCACGCCCCACTGGGTGGCGATGTTGCCCACAAACTCGCTGGGCAGCCCCTGATAGGAGCGCACCATGCGGCGCATGGCCTCCTCGCGGGTGCAGTTGGGGTCAAGGCCGAGGATAGCCCCAACCATTGACGCTGTGACGCGACCCTTGCGGGCCTCAAACCATTCTTTTGATCTCTGTTCCATATTATTCTCCATGGTACTGCCACAGGACAGCATTGCAGTGCGCGTGAACGGCACCTATAGTCATGCCAGTCTCGTGATTGTGGTGAAGGTGAACTGGATGATCAAAGAAACCTCTCGGAAAGAGGTTTACTTTTACAGCCCTCACGTCAGATGGACTATCATACAGAAAAGCCTCGCAGTGATGGCATTTTTCACCCTGCTCGACCACATACTGATCTCTCAATGCCCTTCTCTCGCTCGGCGTGAGCGACATATAATCTTTTGGTTCCATATCTAATTCACGATCATAATGTTTGTACGGGGATGCCTGAAGGCACCCCCGTCAATTCAGTTAAAACGGGATTTCGTCGTCCACTACTCCAGTTGATTTGCGCCGCTCGGCCTCTTTTGCCTGAGCGGCCTGCATTTTCGCCAATTCTTCCGAACTGGTGCGATCCTGCGTCTTTGGAGCGACTGCGCCAACCCAGTTGCCCTCGACGATCTTGCCAGTGTTTCTATCGGGCTGCTGCCAAACCATGGTTTTGATGACCATAGGCTTCATTGTCAGCGACGAAGTCAGGTCGATATCTGTTGGAAGACCGCCCTTTGCGGCAAGCTTCCCGCCAGCGTTTGAGTCAATCGCCATCAACATGCGCTTTGCCTTGTCACGTTTCGCCTTCGCCTTGTCTTCACCCTTTTTCAGAACGTCTGGGTCGAAGTCAGTCACCCAGAGCTTCTGGAAGACCTTGCGGTTCAAAAGCTCTTCTGGCTGCAATACAGTCCAGCGAAGGCTGATGAATTTGTCGCCATCTTTGGTGCGATCCCACTTTGCCTCGTCGATTGCGGCGAGTACCTGTGTCCCCTCTGGGATGACCTCGATCTTCCCGCCGCCAGCGTCAAACGAACCATCAGTTTGTTCGGTCGTGAGGTCTTCACCCCCTGAAAGTTTCCAAAAGTCGCTCATTTTACATCATCCTTCTTTGGTTTTGTTGGTGTCGGCAGGTAAGCTGCAAACGGGTTTACGCCGAATTCAAGCGTGATCGGTTCGGTGATCCCGAAGCGGTTTTTTGAGACGTTGGCTGCCATCGCGTGGCATACCATTTGTCGGGTGCCGTCAGAGTGTGCCTTCTTCACATCGCCATCGCCCACAACGTAGGTTTCAAGGCGAATGAAGCCGATGGCATCTACGTTGTCTACGTACGGCAGCGTGGACTTCTCGTTCATCCGCATGGCGTATTTGGTGTACGCATTCGCGTCTGGCGGCTCAATGCGAACAGTTTCCGCATGCGCCACAAAGACCACATTCATCCCTTTGTCCATCAAAATGCCCGCAGCGTTACGCACACGGCGGTGAAGGCTTGCGATCATGTCGCGGCCAGCGCCATACCCGCCGTGGGCCTGATTGAGGCTTTTTGGTTTTTTGGGGTCAGAATCAAGGACGTGATCGGTGAAGATCGTATCCAGAGTGGTAACGGTATCGATTACCAGTGTCTGGTAATCGTGATCCTCACGGATCAGCCCTGTCAATTGCGCCCACAAATCATCAACAGATTTGATAAGCGGAAAGGCATCTGGCATCATTTTTTCAGGGATAGACCGAAGTCCGTCTTCTGACCTGATGAAGATTGGCTTGGGGAACGAGGCGGCAAGACTGGTCTTACCGAGGCCCGCATCACCGAGGATGGTGATAGCAACTGGGCGGTTTTGCGGTTTTCCCGCAGTAGCAAGAATACTCATCTTTACTCCTTTTCTTCTTCTCTACGGGCTTGACCATATGGGTGTGGTGTGGATATGTCAACACACACGAAACAGTATTCAAAGGAAAAAAAATATGGAGAGAGATGAGGATTTGCTGGAAAAGGTAAAAAAAGCGTTGGAAGGCAGATACTTAACATATGTTTGCCAGCAGACTGGCCTGCATTACAACACGGTTTGGAAGATCGCCAACGGAAAGACCAAACCGACCCGCAGCACACTTGATAAGCTTTCAGCGCACCTGTTTGGATGAATTATGGAATATCGTAAATTTTGGGAGGCTGGATACAGTGTATTCGGCCTGCATGGCCGTGGCCCAGACGGTAACTGCGAATGCGGCAACCCGCACTGCCCTGAAAAGAGCCTGTTCAAGCACCCCCGCATCAGCAACTGGCAGCACACGCCAAGTTGGTCGGAAGAGCAGTTCGAAACGATGGAGCTTATGGGCCACTTCAAGACAGGCTGGGGCCTTTTGCTCTCAAGCGGAAGCCTGTTGGTCGTCGATGTGGATGCCCGCAATGGTGGCCTTGAAGGCTACGCCGAGCTGATCAAAGACCACCCCGAAGTCGCGGGTGCTGGATTGATCGTCAATACGGGTTCTGGCGGTGGGTCAAAACACTTGCTCTTCAAAGTTCCAGAGGGCGTGTCTCTCGTGTCCAAGCTCAAGAAGTACAAGGGCATCGACTTCAAGTCTGGCGCGTCCTTCATTGTTGGCGCTGGCTCCATGCATGCCAGTGGCAACAAATATGAGATCGCGGTTGGGTCTGTCGATGACATTGATGCCTGCCCTGCGGGCCTGCTTGAAGCCCTGCGGGTGCCAGAGAAGCACCGCGCCGAAGTGAACGGCATCGACATCGACGTTTCGCACCAAGACTTGGCCGACATGCTGGAGGCTGTCGATCTGTACGACGACTACGAGGTCTGGGTGAAGATCGGAATGGCCGTTCACCATGCGTCTGGCGGATCGGCCTTTGATGTATGGGACAGGTGGAGCGCCAAGAGTGCAAAGTACGATTCAGAGGAAATGCAAAAGAAATGGCATTCGTTTGGCCGTTCTGCAAACCCCGTCACCTTGGCCACGCTCGTTCACTATGCGGAGCAGGGCGGATGGGTCAGGCCTGTGACGTTCACGCCCACCATTGAGTTCTCTGACCAGACTGAAGACAGTGGCGCAATCACAGACATCGACACCAGCAGCATTGACCTTCTGCGACCACCAGGTCTGGTCGGCCAGATGGCTGAATGGATCGAGAGCAGGCCGATGCGGAAGCGCGAAAGGCTGTCTGTGATGGCTGCAATCTTTGCCCTCGGCAACATCTGCAATAGCAGATACACCGACGACATCACTCGCGTAAGCTCGAACATCTTCGTCTTCAATGTTGCTGGCTCTGGTACTGGCAAAGAGGCTATCCAAGACGCTGTGAAGGAAATTCACAAGGCTTGCGGCCTGTCTGTGGCCACCCACGGCTCGATCAAGTCAGAGCAGGAAATCGTCAGGAACCTCGTCAGGAACCAACCAAGCTTCTACCTGATCGACGAGATCGGCTTCTTCCTGAACAAGGTCAAGAATGCCCAAGAAAAGGGTGGTGCCCAGTATCTTGAGGGTGTGTTCGGCACGTTGATGTCGGTGTACTCGAAAGCAAACGGCTTCTACCTGCTGAGTGGTGACATGGGCGACGAGGTGAAGTCTCTCATGCGCAAGGAGATGATCCAGCTTGAGAAGGTGCTTGAAGAGAACGGGCCAAAACCATTCATTGAGCGCCGCATCAAAAGCCTGACACACCAGCTTGAAAACATCGATCAGGGTATCGAAAAGCCGTTTGTGTCGATGTCTGGCTTCACCACCAACGCCAACTTTGACAAGCTGGTGACCCTTGAGACGGCCACAAACGGGTTCATCGCGCGGGCAATCCTATGCACCGAGCGCGACACTGCGCCGCCCACCAAGCAAGACTGGCAGTACCTCGAACTGCCAGAGAAAATGAAAAACACGCTCCAGCAGATAGCCAGCGGCGGTAGCTTTGACATGATGGATGGTTTGGGCAGCCGTATCGAATATTACGGCCCGAAGATCGTTATTCCGACATCGTCCGATGCCAAAAAGATGTTGAATCAGGTTGGGAACGTGTTCGACATGATGGCAGAACAGAACAAGTCTTCCCATGGGCTTGAGGCTCTATTCCTGCGCGGCAGGGAGCAGGTGTCGAAGATTTCCTTCATCCTGTCCATCCCAGAGGGTTTGCGCACAGAACATCACGTCAGGTGGGCATACGCCTTGGTCAAGCGGGACATCATCGAGAAAATGCGCCTTGTGGTGTCAAACGACCGCGCCAAAGACTCACCAATGGAAGCTTTGCGAGCCAAGATCGCAAACATCATCTCTGGCGACGAAGGCGAAACTCTGGGCGTGATTGCAAACAAGTGCCGCCCAGCCAAAAAAGCAGAGGTCGAAGAGTGTCTTCAAAAGATGGTTGACGCTGGACAGGTAAGCGTCGAGGAGTCGATACATAAATTCACCAAGAAAATGGTTAAGAGGTACATTGAAAATAGAAGTTGACGAGGCAGTTGCCGCATTGTAGAGAGTTCGAAGAGGCACAGGGCCTCGCCAGATGGAGATTAAAATGAACGCCGCTGAAATCCACACTGCAATGAAAGCCATGGAGGCTGCCATCTCTGACAAGGGGTACTACGCCCCGCTCGTCTGCCTGAAAGTTAATTGGGTCGGATACGACCTGACACTGTCTCTTGAATACAGATCATCGTCTTGGACAAATGTTAAGACTGAGTTCATTCACGCAGAAATCGGGGATGGCATTGACGGCATTATCGCCAAGGGTGTGAAGTTTATTGCAGAAATGACATCCATTGAGGATCAGAAGAAAAAAGACTTCATCGCCGCGATTGGCCGACTGATCGACCAAGGCCGCGAGATCGGCGTTGATGTCGATTACATGAACCCGCTCACAGAAATGATGGGCAAGCTGTCAACCAACATCATCACCAAGGAGTAATTGAAGATGGAAAAGTTTATGGAAATCGTAAAAGCGGCCCTTCAGGGGGCCGCATCGAACACAGACCTGACACCAGAGGAACTGGCTCGTCGGGCAATCTCAATTGCCATCGAGGTTGGGTGCCAGATGGCGGATTACGAAAATGAATCCCAGTGAAGTGCGGGATGCACGAAAAGCTTTGGGCCTGACGCTGCATGAGTTCTCGATAGTGCTTGATACGGATGTGACCACCACAAGAAAGATGGAGCTTTCATATGAGTGTTCCCAGTATCGGAAACCCGCGCCGAGAATGGTGAGGCTGATCGAGGCGTACCTGAGTGGATACAGGCCAAAGGACTGGCCAAAGTGAAGAAAAGGGGGCTTTCGCCCCCTTTTTTAATTGCTACCACGAGCGATAATTTTCCTCGTCCTGCTCCATTTCATACTGCTCCAACTCTTGCTCCATTCGAACCTCGTCCTTTATTTTCAGCACCACAGGCAGGTTGTGCTTGGTGATGCGCGAGATGATCTCCAATTCCGTTGGCGTGACCCACCAGCGCGGCAGTGGCACGAAGCCGTTTGCGCGCAGGCGCTGGGCCACGGGGCTGGCTAGTTTGTGTTCGTCACCCATTTTCCTGCTCCCATGGCGCGCGTGAGAGCGTCACGGGCGCGGTGCGCAACTCCATGCTGTGCGTGGACACGATGGCCACCGACACGGTCTTGCGCGGCCCGCTGATCGCGTTCCTGATGGCGTACCTGCTGGGCTTGTCGCTGGCGACCCTACCCTCTGGCATCTTTTGTTTACTGACCCTCATTTTTCGTCTCCTCATTATATGTGTCGTTCAAAATAGCAACGATCATGTCCTCAATGGTCGAACCCGCTGGTGCCTGAGACTTGAGCCACTTTCTGATCTGCAGCGGTATATACCCAAAGCGCGCATGCTCTGGGTCAAACCGCACCACTATCCCATGAGCGCGGGCGTACCTGATGCAGCTTTGCACCGCATGGACTTCCGTACCCATGCGAGCCGCGATCTCCTTGCGGGGCACACCTGCGCGCACCATATCGACCACGATCTGGTATTTGTGTTTCCTGACCGCCATCACGCACCGCCTTTCATGGCGCGGATTGCGGCGGCGGTGGCATCGGTGGGAATGGATTTATAGGTGTCGCTGATTAGCCATCCGTCATCTGGCGTTTCGTTGCGGTCGTGATGGCAATTTGCAGCCCCATCAGACCAGCCTTCTTTGTATGCCCCCATCATCGCCGCTGCAATGGCGGCTTGGACACGATTTCTAACGACAGCCTCGATCACATCATAATGTGACAGGCAGACATCTGTAGGGTTATCAACCCCGCAGCCGCAAATTTCCCCATCGGTGCGCCCCCGCAGCGCCTCGATCAGGTCGATAATCTGCGCGTTTTTCGCTGCAATGGCGGCTTGGGTGTAGGCTTCGACATCGGCAAAACGGACGTATTTTCCTTCGGGTGTTTCAACTATATCCGAAAAAAATGCATCATAATCGGGGCCTGTCGCAAATAAATCATATCGCTTCAATTCTGCGGTCATGGCTTAAGTTCCTTTCCTTGCCAGACATGGCATCTGTTGCCGCTGCCTTTGCTGACTTCACGATTACCCTGTAAAGTGTATTGCGGGCGCGGGGCTGTGCAGACCCCGTGGGCATCTGGTGTGGCAGGGAAAACAGACGTTTCCCAAGAAACAAAATGTTTGCACGTTTCGCAGCACTGTCTCATTCCCCGACCTCCTGTGATAGGGCGGCGCGGGCAGTTTTCAGCCCAGCAAGCGCCTCTTTGTGTGCGGACGCGTTTTGGCTAAGATAGGCGACCAATTCGTCCAGCAGCGCAACGCTGGCTTTACCTATTTCGGCGCGTTCAGCCTCCAACTCCACCACCTGCGTCTCGGCTTGTTCTGCGCGGGCAATGGCGGCATCACGCTCTACCTCGGCAACCTTTGACCGATCAGACATCCTGTCAATCAAATCAATAGTCCCTTGGCTGTGTATTTCTAAGCCGTCCGCAACCCTCTTTGCGCGCCGCACCAGTGTATCGCCCTCATCGGGAAAACCAGCGGCAAGCGGTATCGCCACGCCCTCTAAGATTTTTATCGCCTCTTCCCGCTCGGCCCGCATGGCCTCTAGGTCGCGGGATAGGGCGGGGACAAGTTCGCGGGCAAGCTGGTCAAAGAGCGCATCATCAGCGTGGCGGAAATGCCCAATTTTGTATCGGCTGCCATCCGCGCGGATAACGCTCAGATCGTGCGATGTATCCCAATCATGCGCCTTTGCATCCTTTGCTTCTTCACAAAATTGCGGGTTAAATTGAACAGGCTTTCCCTGCGTTGCTAAGGCTAGCACCCTTGCAACCGCTTCCGCGCTTGTGTCTATTGTCACTTCGCACCCCCAATCGCATCAAAATCGCTGGGGCGCAGCTTTGGGAGTGGCGACACGCTGGGTGCGCTTGAGCCGATGCAATGCACCCCAATCACATCCAGACCCTGCGCCTCAAAGTCGTCGCGCAGCACATTGATCAGCGCACTACACATCTCATAAGACGGAAACACTAGCGCCGCCCGTGGCGGGCTATCAGCAAATTGTCCGCCCAGCGAGAGGGCCATAACTGTCCATGTTGGAATGCTCATTTATTTTCTCCTTTAATTTCTGTCAGGGTGGCGCGGGCTTCTTTGTTCATTTCCGATATCAATTCTGCGTATGTCCAATCAGCACTGCGTGGTTTTTCAAAAATATCTTGCAGCGCCTCCACCGCCTTGGCCAGCTTGGCCTCTATTGCGGCTACGTGATCGGCCACGATCTTCACTTCCTCAGCGTAGTCACATGCGCTATACGGATCATGCCGACCCCTGCCCGTGTACCCCTCGTCGCAGCGACACTCCACGAGGTGCTTCAGACTGGCCATCGCCTGTTCGATTTCTTCATTCATCCCTTTACCCTCTGCTCCTTGGGCACATAGCTGGCCTCCTCAATGATGATGATCTTGTCCTTGTGGTGGACGTGCAAATCCCCATTGGCTTTGAACGTCCACGGACACCGCCAGTAGCGATCCACAATAGTGTTCGGGCTGGGCATCACATCTGCCCCATGATCTGGAAGATCACGCCGCTCTGGAAGGTCTTTCCCGACCGCCACGATGTGTTTGTGGATACGGTATTGACCCCATCGCAGATCACGACAAGGACGTGGTCTACATTTGCGTATGAACCGACATCAGCGACTGCGCAGCCCTTCGGCAGTCGGTCTTTGATTTTGTCCAGTTGGTACGCGCGATGCTCTTCGTTGCAGCCAGCCAGCGCCAGTGCGGCGATTAAGATCAGTTTTTTCATTTGGGTTCTCCTCCTTTTACCCTGTAAACCTTGGAAAGCATAAAGCTTCGGGCGTATGTGCCACTCCACTCGCCATCAGCCTCGTACATGATGATCTTATGGCCAGCGTCACGCATGGCGCGAAACTCTGCCTGCATCTTGGGTGACAGCAGACCGAATGCGGTGGTGTTATCGTAGACGTTGTGTTTCATGCCAAAGCCCTCACGATTGCCAAGAACAGCGCATCCTTTTTCTGCTGCCATTCTGGAAGTTGATCGTAGGCAACATGCAGGGATGGGTCTTGGCCACGGGGTCTTTGACCTCGCCGTACACCCAGCCGTCCGCAATCTTGCCCGCCATCCAGTTGTTGTGGCTGTCTTCAGCCTTGGCATCTGGGTGC